AGTAGAACAGGACAAATAGGAGAAATATATAATATACAGGGATTAAAAATAGCTTTGCCAAAAGCTCCTAAAAAAATAATCAAAGGCGATAACTTGTGGAAGCCAGAAGAGTATCCTAAAGAGTTAAAAAGAATACAGAGTATATTTGAATGGAAAGATTATTTAGATAGTTTCAAAGAAAGGTGGGAGCCTTATATAGACGAACAATTTGAAAGAAGGGAAAAAGGTCACTGGTTTATTAATAATAATATTGAGACTTATATTACTGGTACTCATTACATGTACCTGCAATGGTCAAAGATCGACGTGGGATTACCGGACTTTCGTGAATCAAATAGATTATTCTATATATTCTGGGAAGCCTGCAAGGCAGATCCACGTTGTTACGGTATTTGTTACCTTAAAAATAGACGTTCCGGATTCTCATTTATGGCGTCGGGAGAAACAATTAACCAAGCTACGGCATCTAGTGACGCCCGCTTTGGGATATTGTCGAAATCCGGGGCGGATGCGAAGAAAATGTTTACAGACAAGGTTGTACCCATATCTATCAACTATCCGTTTTTCTTTAAACCGATCCAGGACGGTATGGATCGACCAAAGCAGGAATTAGCATATAGAGTTCCAGCATCTAGGTTGACAAGAAGATCTATACAAAGCACGGATCCATATAAAATAGCGTTAGAAGGATTAGATACAACTATAGATTATAAAAATACAGGTGATAACAGTTATGATGGTGAAAAACTAAAGTTATTAGTTCATGATGAAAGCGGCAAATGGGAAAGACCTAACAATATACTTAATAACTGGGGAGTAACAAAAACTTGTTTAAGACTAGGTAGTAGAATCATTGGTAAGTGCATGATGGGATCAACGTCAAACGCTTTAGATAAAGGAGGCAGTAATTTTAAAAAGCTATATCAGTCTTCGGATATAAATAAAAGAAACAAGAATGGTCAAACAAAATCTGGACTCTATAGTTTATTCATTCCTATGGAATGGAATTATGAGGGATTCATTGACAAGTACGGAATGCCCGTATTTGATACTCCAAAGATATCTATAGAAGGTCCATACGGTGATCCTATTGAGGTTGGAGTGCTTGAGCACTGGCATAATGAAGCAGAAGGATTAAAAGGTGACCAGGACGGCTTAAACGAGCATTACAGGCAATTTCCAAGGACTACAGAACATGCTTTCCGTGATGAAACACAAAATAGCTTATATAACTTAGTAAAAATATATGAGCAAATAGATTACAATGAAGATCTAAAGCATACAGGAGTATTGACACAAGGCAGCTTTAGTTGGGAAAACGGAGTTAAAGATACAAAAGTTAAATTCACACCAAACCCCCAGGGTAGATTTAATATTTCCTGGGTGCCTGGATTAAATTTGCAAAACAAACAATATGTTAAGAATGGTTTCAAGTCGCCAGGCAATAGTCACATTGGTAGTTTTGGTTGTGATAGTTATGATATTAGTGGTACAACAGATGGTAGAGGATCTAAAGGCGCGCTTCATGGACTTACGAAATTCTCGATGGAAGATGCTCCTCCTAATACTTTTTTTCTAGAGTATTTAGCCAGACCTCAAACAGCTGAGATGTTTTTTGAAGATGTCCTTATGGCATTAGTTTTTTATGGCATGCCTATTTTATGTGAGAACAATAAACCTAGATTGTTGTATTATTTAAAACGAAGAGGATATAGAGGTTATTCTATGAATAGACCTGACAAAGTATGGAATAAACTGTCAAAGACAGAAAAAGAAATAGGTGGAATACCAAACTCCAGCGAAGACATAAAGCAAGCTCACGCTGCTGCAATTGAATCTTATATAGATAGACATGTAGGTATAAAAGAAGACGGCCAATACGGAGGAATGTATTTTAATACTACTCTTAATGATTGGGCTAAATTTGATATAAATAACAGGACCAAGTTTGATGCTGCTATAAGTTCAGGTTTAGCTATAATGGCTGTTAATAGACATTTATATAGCCCTGCAGTAGATCAACCAAAGCAAAGGTTGAATTTAAAAATAAGCAAATATTCCAATGCTGGAAGTATTTCGAAATTAATAGAAAAATAAAAATATGGCTGAGTCAGTTATAACAAGTTTTTTTCCAAGCCAGATAGCTAGTGATTCTGAAAAGATGAGTCTAGACTATGGGACTAGAGTCGGCAGAGCAATAGAAAACGAATGGTTTCGTTCTGATAATGGTATCGGACGATTTAAAAGTAATCAAAACACTTTTCATAATTTAAGATTATACGCAAGGGGAGAGCAAGGAGTACAGAAATATAAAGACGAGCTTTCTATAAATGGAGATTTGTCTTATCTTAATCTAGATTGGAAACCTGTACCTATAATACCCAAGTTTGTAGACATACTAGTTAATGGTATATCTGAAAGAATGTTTGATATAAAGGCTTATTCTCAAGACCCTTATGGCGTAGATAAAAGAACTAAGTATATGGAATCTATACTTAGAGATATGCAAACAAAAGAATTAGGTGAGTATGTAGAGGCTGAGTTTGGCGTTAATTTATTTGAAAACAATCCAGAAGATTTACCTAAGAATCAAGAAGAACTTAATCTACACATGCAACTTTCCTATAAGCAAGAAGTTGAACTAGCGGAAGAGCAAGCTATAAACACTTTACTTGACGGCAACAAGTATGACTTGACTAAGAAAAGATGCACATACGATTTAGCTACAATAGGAATTGCTGCCGTAAAGAATGGGTTTACAAAATCAGAGGGAGCTACTATTGAATATGTTGATCCTGTTAATTTAGTGTGGTCATACACTGAGTCACCTTACTTTGATGACATATATTATGTAGGAGAAGTTAAAAGCGTGCATCTAAACGAATTAAAGAAACAGTTTCCGTGGTTAACTAATGATGATCTGAATGAAATATCCGGGCAATCGTATCAAAACAACGGATTTTATGATAGAACATTAACTAATAATGACGAAGACGATTCTAATACCGTACAGGTATTATATTATAATTACAAAACATATTCCAACGAAGTATATAAAGTAAAAGAGTCTGCAACCGGAGCAGCTAAGTTAATACCTAAAACAGATGAGTTTAATCCTCCTGAAGAAATGTATGAGGAGTATGGTATACAAAAACTATCTAGATCTTTAGAGGTATTATATGAGGGCGTTAAAATATTAGGAGGTAAAACCTTGAAGTGGGAGGTAGCCACGAATATGATACGACCTAAAAGCGATTATACTAAGGTTAAAATGAATTATAGTATTGTAGCTCCTAGAATGTATAAAGGTAGAATAGAAAGTATTGTATCTCGCATCACAGGTTTTGCCGATATGATACAGCTTACTCATCTTAAGCTGCAACAAGTTTTATCTAGAATGGTACCAGACGGTGTTTATTTAGATGCCGACGGATTAGCTGAGGTTGATTTAGGTAATGGCACGAACTATAACCCACAAGAAGCATTAAATATGTTTTTTCAAACGGGTTCTGTAATTGGTAGATCATTTACTCAAGAGGGAGATATGAATCCCGGCAAAGTACCAATTCAAGAATTACAGTCTGGTTCGGGTGGCGCTAAGTTACAATCCCTTATTCAAACATATAATTATTATATGCAAATGATAAGAGACGTAACCGGATTAAACGAAGCTAGAGATGGCAGTACTCCAGACGCTAGAGCATTGGTGGGAGTGCAAAAGTTAGCAGCAGCTAACTCTAACACGGCTACAAGACATATACTAGATGCTACTTTGTTTTTAGCAAAAGATTTATGCGAAAATTTATCACTTAGAATATCCGATATACTAGAGTATTCACCTACAAGAGAAGCGTTTATACATAAGATAGGCAATCAAAACGTGGCAATATTGCAGGAGATGAGCGAATTGTATTTATACGATTTTGGTATATTTGTTGAATTACAACCGGACGAAGAACAAAAAGCTGTACTAGAAAATAACATACAAACAGCATTACAAGCGGGATTAATAGATTTAACGGATGCTATTGATATAAGAGAAATACAAAATATAAAACTAGCTAACCAGCTTCTAAAAATCAAAAGAGTTGAGAAACAGGAAAGAGAGCAACAGCTACAACAGCAAAACATACAGGCACAGTCTCAAGCTAACGCTCAGGCTACCCAAGTTGCTGCTCAAGCTGAGGTACAAAAGCAACAAGCGTTGATGCAACAGAAAATGGAGCTAGAACAAATGAAAGCTAAGATAGATTTAGACAAAATGCAAGCTGAAATAAATGCTAAAAAAGAATTGATGAATCTTGAATTTCAGATGAATATGCAACTTAAAGGCCTAGAAACTCAAGGAAAAAAAGAAGAAGCAAGCAGCAGGGAAGATCGTAAAGACGAAAGAACTAAGATACAAGCAACTCAACAAAGCGAACTGATAAATCAAAGACAAAATGACACCATGCCTAAGAACTTTGAATCCGCTGGAAACGATGTTCTTAACGGTAACTTCAACTTAGGATCTGGTGATCCTAGGTAATAATAATAGTAATAATTATATAATATTTTATCATGGAAGAAGAAGTAAAAACCGAGGTTGAAAATACGGAAGTAGAACAGCCCCAAAAAGTAGCTCCTATAACACAGGAGGACAATGGATTAATAAAAGTTGATTTAAGTCAACTAAATAAAGCAGAAGCTAACGAAGTCAATGCCCCCGTAGAACCACCGGTTAGTGAGGAAGTAGTTCAAGAAGAGTCTCAACCAATCCTACAAGAGATAACAAGTGAAGAAGTTGAAGAGAAAGTTGAGGAACTTGAAGAGCAGATAGAACAAGCTGTTGTTGAAGAGGCTGTGGGTATAGACTTACCTGAAAACATTCAAAAAGTAGTTGACTTTATTAATGACACGGGAGGGAGTCTAAAAGATTATGTTAATCTTAATACAGATTATAGTTCTCTTAACGAAGATCAATTACTAAGAGAGTATTACGAAAACACAAAACCTCATTTAGATTCAGAGGAAATAGGATTTGTCATGGAAGACCAGTTTCATTTTGACGAAGATATGGACGAGGAAATAGATATACGTAGAAAAAAATTAGCTAGGAAAGAAGAATTAGCTAAAGCTAAGAATCACTTAGAAGGTTTAAAAGGCAAGTACTACGAAGAAATAAAAGCTGGGTCACGGTTAAGCCCAGAACAAAAAAAGGCGGTTGATTTTTTCGATCGTTATAACCAAGATAGTGAGAAGTTGACAGTAGATAGAGAAAGACAAACATCTATATTTAATGACAAAACTGAAAAACTATTTTCTAATGAATTCAAAGGTTTTGATTTCGAGGTTGGAGAAAAGAAATTTAGGTATAAAGTCAATGATGTAGAGGGAGTGAAGTCTAAGCAAGGAGACATTTCAAATTTCGTTAAGAAGTTCTTAAACGACAAAAATGAAATGGCAGATGCTAAAGGATATCACAAGTCTTTATTTACAGCAATGAATCCCGATGCAATTGCAAATCACTTTTATGAACAAGGTAAAGCGGATGCAATGAAAACAAGTATGGAAAAATCTAAAAACATTGACATGAGCCCAAGAGGTACTCACGAAAATGTTAAGCCACCTAACGGATGGTCGGTTAAATCTGTACCAGGGAAATTTGAGTCAACTACGAAGCTTAGAATTAAAAAAAGAAAATAATAATTACTAAACTTTACAAATAATGGCAAATGGATCATTTACTGGGAGTGCAGCGGCATTAGCGCACTTAACACCCAGACCAACACAAACGTTGTTTAACGACAACTACCTGGCCCTAGGGGACATGGATTTTACACAACAATTTTTACCAGAAGTATACGAGAAAGAAGTAGAGCGCTACGGAAATCGTACTATATCTGGGTTCTTACGTATGGTAGGAGCTGAAATGCCTATGGCATCTGACCAAGTAGTATGGTCTGAGCAAGGGCGTTTACATATTGCTTATGACGATGTTACCGTTGTATCTGCAACTTCAA